CAAAAGTCTTGATTGGTATAATTAAGAGAAAATATTTGAGGTCTAGTATTATTTGCGCCAGTTTTATATGGTTTCAAATCAAATGGACATTTTTCCAAATCAGCCCCCTTCAAATGGTATTGCTAACACTAAGTTTTCAATAACATTTATTTGTTCTGGATTTATATAGTTAATTTTCACCAAGACTCCATTCTGATTTGTTGTAGCTATTCCAGTACTTCCTTTTTCTGACAGATTTTCAACTGAAATTGATTGTACTGTTATTCTAGGTTCCCATCTAGAAATTGCATCCGCAATTTCTTTGCTTATCTCACTTCTTGTTCCCTGAGTATTAGGTGAAAAAAAATACTTGCGTAAAGCTGTTCCAAATTGTGGCAACATAACCCTGTCACCCGGATTTGTCAAAATCAATTGAATCAAATCGCTTTTTATATTACTCGAACCAATTTGAGAATAAAAAAATCCTAAAGGATTTTTTGTTACTGGAAATGGAAAACCTTTCAAATCAGTCATTTAAACTCCTTATTACTAACAACAAACTTTTTAACTAAGAGTATAGCCGCCAGTACACAAATCATCACCTATAGGACAATTAGTATCAGCTATATTTAGGTTTCCAAGTCCAATACCCACAGCAGCATTGCTACAAGAAGCATAAACTCTGTCACTTGCCCTTACGCAATTACCAACTAAAACTAAAACTGGGAAAAGACCGGGCACACATTCTTTTAAGTCCGTTGTCGCTTGATTTGTTGCTGTGTCTAATTCTGGACGCAAAAGGTTTTCAGGTGGACTTGGATCATTCTCATTAGGAGGATCTGGTGGTGGCGGGAAATCCCTACCTGCTAATAAATATATCTTTTCATCCACTTTGATTATATGATTGCCTCTTCCAATATGGAAGAAATTATTTTCAGTATAATCCAATCTATCCGTTGCTGTATAAACAATTTTATGACCTTCAATTAATTCAAGAGCATTTTCCTGAGCATATAAAAATAAATTACCACCAGATCTTACTTGAATATATCCAGATTCTTCTATACCTTCATAACCTTCTTGTAATTGTATAATATGCGGTCTTGAGCCATCATATAAAGTCTTTTGAGGAGCAATTATATCAATTGATTGACCTTGTGTTGTTTGTTGACTTGGACTGTCGTTTAAAGTTATTTGCAATCCATATCCACTTCTTAATTGCATGTAAGCGGAATTAGCATTATTAAGAGGAGAAGCACCTTCTGATCTACATGGATAAGTTCTGTTATTTCCACCATCTGACAAAGTAATTTCATGCATGCTTGTTGAAGATATTTTAATTCCTTGGTTTTCAGAAGCAATGCTATCACATTCAGCACCATCGACCTCATCACATAAAAATATCTGATTTCCTAATGCGCTTGTTAATTTTATGCCATTGCTTGGTCCTCGTACTTGATTTATCCCTTCTCCAAGCCTTTCTGCATCATTCAATTCAATTGTGTGTCCAGTGGTAGACTTCCAATAAGTTCTTCCAAGAAATTTGTCATCACAACCAAAATCAAAAGGCTGTGTACTTCTGTTCCAATCCATATCTCCTCTAGGCTGATGAACAGAATCATCCATGACAAAAGAATGACCAGAAATTGATAATATCTGCACACCAGTCTGAGGTAAATCACATTTATTATTTTGTGGAGTTTGTGGACCTTTATATGGTCTACATTCACTTTGTTGCTTGAAAAATGGATTCCTACCAATTTGATTGTTTTCAAATTGATTATCTGGATCACCACCAATAATTGTTGCTCTATCTTCGGCACTACAACCAGTTTTTTCACTTTTCACTGCTTGTGCCGGTGGAAGAGATGGCTGATTTCCTGAAAGGTCAATTGATTCACTTCCATTTGGATTTGCTGTAAAAACTGCTGCGTTTGGTAAACCAACAATACAGCTTGTATCACCATCTTTTTCATTGTTTACACAAGTAGGATGCGCCCATTGACCACAATAATGCATATGATCGTCTTTAAAAATCATCCAGTTTCCATTACCACTCATGATTTCAAGACGTTTCCATTTTCTATTACACTTTGCATCTCCATCAACCATCTTCATCATGTGCTTTTCAGGAGTTTTAAAACCATAAATATTCGGATATGTCATACGCATAATAACGCTTGGATCATTTGACAAATCTTGAATAGAATCAATGTCAGGACCATTATAAGATTCTGTATTCCAAGGAGGCAAAGACTGAGATCCATTGTTTTCTCCAAGTAAATATCCATTTCTTCTTCCTTGATATAGTTGTGTAAATTCTTCTACAGGAATACCAAATGAATCAAAATTGCCTATACTAGACTGTCTTTCACGGCACCAAGTAGTTCCTAAATAATAAGTAGCACCACTACATCCGTTTTCAAATGCTATAAGAACTGTTGATCCTGCTGGTGGAATCCAAGATGATCCGCAATCATCAAAACCACCAAATGACGATATCGGAGCAGCCCAAGGCAATGATCCTACCTCAGTTTTTGGATTGTCAAATAGTGGAGAAAACCATTGTATTCTGTTTTGTTTCCATACATCAAAAGTACTCACACATATTGCAGAATATATTCCATAATTATTTAATGGCTGGCGGACAATAGATTCACGCATTTCCTTTGTTACTTTATTGAGATCAATAACATTTTTCTCTAATTCTTTCATTCTTTCATTAAATTCATTCACAACATTATTCATTTAAGCTCCATTATTTGCTGCTTATCAAGGATTCTGAACCAGACTTAATGTAGTAGTCCATTTCCCGTCAGTTACTTCATGATCACATGCTTTAATAAAGTACAAACCTTTAGAAATTTGAGAATTGATTGCTGGAGTAGCTAACCAATCTAATTTTTGATCCGCTAACACAAAAGGTGTTTGACCTATGGAAAATGGATTAATAAATATTATTTTTATTGAACTACCCAGCCAATTAAGAGTAAAAAGAAATCTTGGATCACCTTGAATTTTTAATTCAGCTGTTATTGTTCCAAAAATTGGCTTACTAGAAATATATGCTGACATATTTGCTTCTGCTGCCCTTGCTGCAACTGCTGGAAGTTCTCTAGGGTGAATTTCTCCATCAAGCTTATTTTGATCTATTGCACCCTTTACAACAACATCTTGTCCTTGGTTATTATTGGATTTTGGATCAGCAGGATCACCCGGTTTACCCGGACATGCGCTTGCAACAATTTCAGCTTTAGGTGCTACAGCACCTCCAGCAGCTCCTCCTTGTACTCTATTTGGAGTTCCAACAAATTCTATTTTTGGATTAAAACTAATAACTGGACTTAGATCTCCGCCATTAATGGCATATGTGCCAAGAAAATTTCCGGTAACATTACATATGCTTGTTTTTCCCGCCTTTTCATCACAAAAAACGCTTTCTGCCTCTACCAAGTATAACGTGTCATCATTTGCTCCACTAGGAAAACACATAAACACGCCATTTCCAGCTGTAGTCAAAAATGTATCTAAGTTTTTTCTTATTGCATCTAATGGAGGTAAATTGTAACCAGCATATACGCCTTTACGGCTTTCATTTGCGTCAATTGGAGCACCTATTTCTGATGTATATGTCCAATCACCAGCTACTCCTTTTGGTGGTTTAACCAAAACAACACGCGCATCTGCTGGGGCAGCCCCCACCACTCTAGGAGGGCAATCACCATCTAACATTAATTCTGCTGCTTTTAACAAAGGAATGACATGTCCCGGCTTGCCAAATCGATTGTTAACTTTGGTTTGATTAGCACCAATATCCGGTCCTTTTAATGTTAATTTATATTTTGGACAATTGGATTCATATGAAACTTCAATTTTTAAAATTTGAAAATTTATATATGGACCTATTTTTTTTCCTGGCAAACCAGCAGGAACTTTACCTTGATAAATATACTTTATACCATCTGCGTTTGTAAAAACATAACCAACATTAATGCTAACAATATGAACATTATGTGCTGGAATAGCTGCTCCAACATCTACTTTGCCATCACAGCTTCCGCTAAACATTTTATTATAAAATAAAAGGAAATCAAGACCAGAACCATCGATTATTTCAAGTGTTGCTCCATGAGCTTGTGATGCTCCCATGGTAAATGATTTTATAAAAGAACTTCTAGAATTTACTCCATTTTTAAAATTTCCTGTAGAAACATAATATAACAGTGTTTTAGCTTCTCCCGGTGCTAAAGATTTAGCACCGTAAAAAAATGCCTCCACAAAAGGAGCATGCATTTGAGATTGAATCTCTGGAGCAATACCTGCATTGATACCAACATATGGTAAAGGTCTTCTTAAATTACCACACTGTAAATAAGAAACACCATCTACTACAAAACTTGGTAATCTGGGATATTTTAGTTGTAAAGCCATTTCAAAGTGTATTTATTGGTAAGAGTATAGTTTTTCCTGCAACAAAATCTTTTATATCGTATATTCCATTAACTTCCATAATCAACCACCAAGAATCTGGATACCCATAAACTTGCGTTGAAACAAGATCAGGTCTATAAGCAAATCCCTCCGGTATAACTGCATATTTGTCATAAGGAGAAGCATTTCTTTGTTTCTTTTTGTAAGTTTCAAAAGTAATTTTCTTCTCATCACCATAATTGTAAACCTTAGATTCTAAGTATCTCGACAATGAATCAACATATCTGCCAGCATTTGCCGTTTTAGATAATTCAATCTTATAAGCCATGTCACACTCCTAATTTAATTATTCTGTCAGCACCCGGAAGATATCTGCTATCATAAACAACTTCAAAACTTAAAGTAACATCAAGCTTGGCTGGAAAAAAAATACCTGAACCATCGTCTTCTGAATTCCAAACTTTATCATTTGGAAAAGTCACACTATAACTGGTTAAAATTACATTTAATTCTTCATCATTTTTACATAACAAATCACCACATCTTATGCTAAGAATAGCAGGAGGAATATATGGTATTATATTGGCTGGATCTTGTCTCGGATAAACACAAGATTCCAAAAGTCTTAAATTTTTTAAATTTCTTTCTCTACTTGCATAATCATAAGAAACAAATGTAAGCTTCCAACTTATTTTTCTTGATCCAGCAGAATTGAATGTTTTAAAAGGCGATGTTCTGCCCATGCCATTTTGTTCGTCATAACCGGCATCTTTAGAATCTGTTATGTCTGGAAGACTATACATGTAAATAGTTTCTTTTTCAACCCTGATATAACAAGGAGGAATGAAATTTAGTTTACCTGTGGCATCAGTTGCTATAAGACCCATAATATAATCCAGTTAGTTTAATTTATTTATTATCATCTGTTTGCATTTATAGCATCAGATTTTGTATAATCACCACCACCAATGTTTCCATGAATAGCATCAGATATTGATTTATATCCAAGTGCTGTTGCATTTGATGTACTTGTAACAATTACTGGGTTTTTCATCAATTTCACCATTTCTTTCAATTCTTTCAATATTTCACTAGAATTCTCTTCTTTTACATCAGACATTCCAGCTGCATCAGATGGCACATTTGCCATCTTAGCTCTTAAAGTTGAATTTGTAGCAATTAATTGATTTTTAGGAGATGTTGGAACGATACCCATCTGCGTTGCGCTGTCTACCACAGCAGAATGAATTGCAGATGGAATAGTTAACAAATCAAATTGAGAAATTAATTTTGTAACACCTTGGGACATTGTACTTGCTGTTAATCCACCAATGTCAGAAAACATTTTTGACATAACGCTTGGATCAAGTCCAAAAGCTGATTTACTCATGTTTGAACCATTGGTATTAGGTGGTATATAAGGACCAGCACCAATTGCTTTCATAATATCTGCTTCTTCTTTGGGGACAACTATTTCTCCCTGATGCAACATCGCCAAACCTTTATTTTTTACCTGTTTTGTTCCTTCTGCATATCCAATCCAGCTCCAAGGCAAGTAATTTGCGGCAGCTTGATGTATCCCTGTACCAGCTGATACAGCAAGATCTCCAATAGCACTTCCGGCTGCTCCTATATAACCGCCAGATATAGCATCAACGCCTCCTGCAATGGTTCCGGCAACACCTCCCACTACTTTCCCAGTTCCTGATATTACATTTCCACTTGCAATGTCTCCAAGACCTTCAGCAGTTGTTGATACACCTCCTGTCAACCAATCTGGCAATAATGCAAATAAAGGTTTGAAAACATTATCATTAATCCAAGTTGCCATACCACTAAACGCCCCCGTCACACTATCGTAAATAGCAATGCCAATATTCACTGTTCCGGTTAATGCCGATTTAACAGCTTCAATAAGATAAGATGGAATACTTTTAATACCTTCCCATATACTTTCCCACGGTATCATCTTAAATACTTCTGTAACTGCTCCAGCAAGAGCACCTAAAATCGCACCGGGGATTGCTCCTACACCACCAAACATTGCGCCTATACCACCTCCTACACCACCTCCATGCACCATAGCACCAATTATACTGAGAAATTTATCCAATGCTGATCCCTTTTCTATTCCAAACATATCACTTAGAAAACTTCCTGTTTTTGCGCCACCCGTAAGGAATCCAAATATAGATCCCATAACTCCACCCTCAAAAAATCCTTCAACAGCTCCCCATAAACCCATCAATGGACCAAGTATCTTTGAAAAACCTTTCAACAAAAAGCCACCAATTGTTTTAGAAAAATTACCTAATCCTGAGAACATTTTTAAAAAACCACCACCTGTTCCAAAGAACGAACTAACCCACGCAAAAGCTCCATAAATGCGAGTTCCAATTGATCCAAGCATTTTACCAAACCATCCAAACATGCCAGAAAGTCCAGTCATTTTTATTCCAAAAAATGATAGTATTCCAGCTAATCCACCAAAAAAACTAACTAGAGTTCCAACTGTGCCAATAAGAGCTTCTAATCCAACACCGAACCAAGCAAATATGCCATAACCACGTTCACCTAACAATTTTTTAAGGGATTCGTTTAACAGTCCTAAGTTTTTACCAACGACATCACCTGTTTGCATCATGTCTCTCATTGCTTTAATAGATGGATCATTCACTTCTGATTGCTTTGTTAGCAATTCTTGCTGTCCTTTGTTTATCGTTTCAACAAGTTCTTGGAATGATTTTGGATCTGAAATAGCTTTCTCAATTGCTGTAGCATCTATTTGCATTTCCGTTTTTCCAGCGGCTTTTAATCCTTTGTTTACTTCTTCAACTCCTGTGGTTAATGCAAATCTAATTTTATCTGCTTCGTCAGCAAATCCACCACCTTTAACAGCTTCTAAATCTTGGACAAATGTGTCTGCATTTTTGCCTAATCCGGCTAATGCTCCTTCCATGTTTCTAGCATCAGGTGCAACTTTGTGTAATTCTCCCAAGAAACCTAAAACTGCGGATGATTTCAAACTACTTTGTTCTGATTCTAATTTTTTTCTTGCATCATCAGTAATAGCTTTTTGCATTTTTGAGTTTATATCTGTTAGTTTTGTTGATAAACTTTTTCCTGCTTCAGCAGCAGCATCTCTAAGTCTTGAAATTTCGTTGATCTGCTTTCCATACATTGATTGCATTGCTGTGTTTATTCTTGCCAATTCCATATCTGAAAGTTTGTCTATTTTTTCTTGGCTTTCAACACCAAATTCTTTCAATACATTGTTTAATCCTTCACTCAGATTTTTTATGCCTTCAGGAGTTTTGTACATAACACCTGATTGTAAATCTTCAATTTTACCGATTGATCCAGCTGCTTTATAAAGCAGATTTGCTGTTTCATCTGTACCATTTAACAAAAGGCTAACACTACTACCCAGATATTTTGATAATTCTTTACCTTGTTCAGCAACACCAAATTTTTGAAAACTTGCAGCTAATCCAACAACATTTGCTGCTGCTTTAGTTGTTAATTGACTGCTTTTTTGCATTTCTTCAGTAATTGCCTTGCTAGTGCCTAAAGCAGTTTTTAATGCTTGACCAGTCATGCCTGATGCTCTAGCAGCTTCAAGCATGCCTCTTCCAATACTTGCTATTTGAACAGTAGAAAATTTACTAACTAATGCAAAATCTCTAAATGTTTCGTTTAATTCGCCAGCTTCCAAACCTAATTGCGTTTCTGTATTCAATTGAGCAACAGTTAGATCAGTAAGTTTTTTCTGATCTCTAATGCCTGCTTTAAGATTTTTTGAATATTCTTTTTGTGCAACTGCTCTGTCTACGCCTGTTAGATAAGATGTTGTATCCAAATCAACATATTTTTTAATCATTTCTTCAGTTGTTGCCGACAAACCTTGTGTCTGATATACTGCTTGTTTAATATCTACAGAAAATTCTTGTGCGCCTTTTACGCCTCCACCCCATACTGTGTCTATTAAGCTTTTGCTTTTTTCTCCCATACTGAAAAGTGAATGTTCAACTTTTTTAAAGCCTCCCAATAAATTTTTACTAATTAAGTCTGCTTGAGAAAGTTTTTCCATGAATGGAGATTTTTCTTCGTCGTCAGCTTTGGGGGGTTTAATTTTTCCTGTTGCAGAATCAATTGCATCAAAGCCACCATATCTCTTGTACGCTTTTGCATATTGTTTACTACTCATCATATTTGCGTCAGCGCCCTTTGTTCCAGCTGGCGCTCTTAATTGATTAAGTATGCTGCCAAGTAATCTATGAGAAACAGCATCAGCTACGAAAATACTTCCTTTTTTCAATCCGTGCTGGACAAGTTTTTGTAGATTTTTACCGCCGCTGGCTCCTCCTTGACTTTGAAATGCTGATTGATTAAATTTGTACATTTTATCTTGGAAAGAACTTGATTTTTTTGATTCAGATCTGTCTTTATCTTGTTTTTTCATGTAATTGATAATCGAATCAAACATTGCTTTTGTTTGTTTGACATTATTTTCAAATTTTGCTGACATTGAAGCCAATAACTTTGCTAATTCTTTATCATCTTTAGATGATGACGTTTGACTTGTTTTGGTATTACCAAGCAAGTCTGACGGATTCAAATTTGGCACTTGTCTTCCAAAATTGTCTATTGCCATATGCGACTCACTTTTCCATCATTTTTTGAACAGAAGTATTTACCAACGTAGAAATTTGATTTTTTATACTTTCTCTAATTGCTTCTGATTCTTGTGGATCAATTGATCTGCTCACAGAAATTGATTTCAAAATCAAATTGCAATCCAGTACCTTCAAACTTCTTAGACCATTTCTCTTATATGTTCTGTATCCATTAACTAGATATTCGTAAGGTTTAACATTTTGATAATTAAAACCCGGACGACATCCATTAAGTTGATCTTCTTGCAAAACTTGTCTGATTTGATTGAATGTAAGATAATGCAAATTTATTCCATGAATATAATTAGGACTAACATATGTTAAAATAACTAAAGGATAAACATCATTTTTGGCAAAAAGATATTGAAACGTAACAAGACTACCGCTAGCAACAGTTTTTAGGCTAGGACCATACCTGTTAGCCCCAACATTTCTTGAAATGACATCTTTGAATAAACTTCCATAATCATTACGAGCCATAATTCATTTTCTCTTTTACAGCTTTATCTAACAAATTTTTCCTAACAATATTTATTTCATCATAATCAGGACTTTTACCTAAAAAACTAACATATTTTGGATTAGCGACTTTTTCTCCAGATTCATCTTCAATATATTTCTTTGTCACATCAGAATAGTCTTGTTTAAATACTTTATGATATAAATCACCTTTACCAAACAGATTCAAGAAATCATGAATCTTGGAATGTGGCAATCTTGTTGGCATCGTCAATAAATCTTGAATTAAATGCGTATTATGTGTATTACCAGAACACCAAACAGCTAACTTCATGAATTTGCCTATTTCGTCTACATCACCTTTAGTATAACCTTGTGTCAACAGTAAATTTTTTGTCATATCGACATTATTTGGATGTAAAAGATAAGCAGTTGTTAAAATTTTGCTATTTGGCAAATCATTGATAATGTTTGCAAAATTACAATTTGGAAATAATTTATTTAATAATCCAGTCTGTTGTAAATTTTTCAAATACTGAGTCGGACTGACATCTAAGTTTTCAATGGCATCAACATAATATTTTTTAAGTATTTTGCCATCTAAGTTTGTGTCTTTGTGAGAATTTTTAATAACTGACAAAAATCTTTCTGGTATTTTCTTTTCATTTGAAAATCTGCAACAAATATCAGCAAGTCTAAAAGGAAGATAATGATCTCTTTTAAAGGTGATTGCAGGATCTTCTACAGTTGTGATTTCTCCAATTTTAAGATCATGTGCGCCACCAACTGGATCACTTAATTCAGAATTTTCACCATCAGCATTTTTAAGCTTCAAATAAAGCGCATTAATTGTTAAATCTCTTGTATATGCATCTTGTTCAACATTGTGTACAAATTTTGCTTCCGTTGGAACGAGCAATCTGTTTTTATTGTTTTTATTAAATGTTGCAATGTAAGCTTTTTGTCGTCCTCTTTGAACAGTTATTTCCATAATATTGTTTTTAGAATCTTGCCTTGATGGGTAATAAACAAAATCTTTACTATCAAATTGATGATCTTCAGAAACTTTTTTGAAAGGTGTTTCTGAGTTTTTAAGAATAAGCATAATTTCATCTGGAGTAGCATCAGTAGCTAAATCAAAATGTTTAAATGTTTTACCTTTAAGATGATCTCTTAGCGCACCACCAGTTAAATAAATAGTTTTTCTTTTTAATGTTGGATGAACAACACCTTTGCTTTTATCCAAAGTTGTATAACCAATTTTTACTTTGTCGCTATTCTCAAATGCTTCAATAATTGGTTTAAGCAAGGAATTGCTAGTAGAATCTACCTTGAAGGGTTTAAAATTGATTGTTCCCTTAGTATCTTTCAATCTTATCTTCGATAATAGTTCATCGCTCATTTTTGCCATCCCATTCTATAAAGTATATATCCAACTGCAACAGACAAACCAATGTTATAAGCTAATGAAAATATATTTTTAAAATGGAATTCTGTTCCAACTTTAAATTGATATAAATCATTTTGTTTCTTTTCTACTTCATTCATTCTATCAGTAATATCTTCTATACTTTCGACAATTTTTGTCATTCTTTCTTCGATTATTAACATTTTTGTTTGTATGGAAATATGTTTATCAATAATTTTTTCAAATTTTGTATCTAGCTTTTCTTGATTCTCTAGTAACATTTTAACCCTCTCATCTACCCTAGATGTAGAATCGCAGAGAATTTCAACTTTACTTTCCAGACTATCTTCTGGATTATTTTTTCTAGCAGCAACCATATTTATATGTATTATTCTTCACTAAATTATAAATAATATCATGAGCAACAAATCAATTATTCCATCTATACCTATTCTTTTGCCTTCGCCTGAACAAAATTCAGTAATATCAGATGAACAATTATTAGGTATTTATAACGAAATATTAGAAGATTTGCGTAATGATCGCAAAGAAGTTGATGCAATTCTGTCAAATTTCGTTGAAATGGTTATGAATGAAGGCGATTCAACATCAGCAAGCAAAGAAGCATTGGTAAATTTAACTAAATTAAAATCAGATATTGCAATTGGAAAAAGCAAAATTGCTGATTTAATGACATCTTTGAAGATAAAAGAAAAGCATGCTTCTAAGATACAAGCTACTCAAAATAATAATATAACAATAACTGACAGAAGAAATTTGATCGAAACAATAAATAAATTAACAAACCATAAGGAAGACAAAGATGCCGAATTTGATCAATCTCCAAAATTGGCTGATGAGTGAGCAGGAAAATCCAGCACCAGCGCCTGATGCTTTTATGGGATCTGATCCCACAAGCCTTCCTCCTCAGTCATCTGACAAAACTACCCAAGTAAGTATTCCACAGGTTCGTTCACCTATGGACAATCAAAATATCAGGGAACCTAAAGAACCAGATATGCCCAAAGATTCCAAGGTATCTGATTTCAGTTCTTGGAAAAACAAATTCTTCAAGGAAAGCATTAAGAATGATGTTGGAACCTTGTTGCAAATGATTATGAATGTTAGAGATGGCGAACTTTCTACTTATCAAAGAAAATTTGTTGAAGATAACCTTCAAATTGTTTTCTTAAGACAGAATTCAAATATCAATAAAGCTTCAGGCGATATGAGAAAAAAGATCAGAGATGATCTTGATATGGCAAACCCCGGTGTGTCTTTGACAAATCACTTTGCCACTACACTTTCCTCAATGCCAGAACTTATTAACACTTTTATAAAAATTTCTGGTTATTGCAGCAATAAAGCAGATCTTCATAGAAAATATATTGCTTCATTAATCGGAGCAATCCAAGTTGGCTCAGGAGCACAACAAGAAGACATTGTGTACAACGAAAAAACCTATTCTATTAGAATTTCAACCAGATTTAACAGTAAATTTGGTTCAATTGATGCTGGACGTTGGGCACTGCAACAAGATGATCCACAGAAATATCTTGCTGATGCAGAATTAGAAAAACTTGATAGTGGCGCACCAGAAGAGAAAAAAGTTCTAAGACATAGAATTATTATTGAATCAATAGCCACTTCCTTCGAAAAGAGAGTTTTTATTGTAAATGTATTGGCAGATAACGGAACTCTTTATTTCATCGGCATGGATCTTTCAAATATTCTTAGAAGTGGCTATGACAATGGAGTGCTAACCGTTTCTTCTTATCAGAATGATGCCTCTGAGGCGTTATTTGATTCAGATGGCAATCTTATCACTTTGCAAGATATTAAGATCCAGTATCAAAAAGAAACGGGCGAAATGGACGAGAACGGCAATCCTCTTAAAGACAAGACTGAATTTTTGGTTAAGAAAGATGGATTATTATTAATTAATGCTTCATTGGAAACTTTGTTGGATGCTGCTGGCAATGTGAATGGTCTAAGTGTCAAAGAATTGCCATTTAATGGTAACCCAAGTGATTTGGTTAATTTGACCAGATGTGTTGCAAGTACTCCAGAACTTATTTTAAGGAATTGCTAATGATGATCTTATTCAACGAATATGTGAATCGTCATCACTTTGTGGCAAAGAAGAGACTTCGTCTTTTGATGTACACTTTGCAAAAAGATGGTTTAAGAGTTGAAGACTTTACTCACGATGAACATGAGCCTTATATATTTGTTTACGCATATCCCCTTCCTACTACCTTTGAAGGCGTAAGATTTTACATGCATGGAGATATCCTTGCTTTTAAAACTCAGAAAAAACCTGAAACACAACCATATGGGGAAGCATACGAATTAGACATTCAAACTATGCTAGTTGATATCTTTGATAATGAAAAAGATAAGACTGAAAAACATATTACTAAATTTCTTTTAAAACTAATTGGAAGAGAATTAAGAGATCATTTCAAGAAAGCAAAAATAGCAGAAGAAGACATGCTGACAGGACAAGTTAGTAATAGTAAAGACGCAGCAGGTCAAATTATTATCAAAAATAGC